TGGGCAACAACGCGAGTTCTTGGCATACTAAGTGTCTTAGCAATCTTAGTTGGATCACTTCCCTTTAAGTATTCTTCAACGACCTTATTTACTTCATCAAGGTGTCTGACTAATTCAATTTCAGTGTCGCTCATATTTTCCCTCTAGTCTATTAATCTCATCTTGAATATAGAAAATAGCCTTTTTCAAATCTTCAATGTGAGTATTTTCGTTCTTGATTCCTGCTCTCCATAAGTACTTGAAAGCATTACCAATATTAAAATTACGATGGCGTGTTATCTGAATACACTCAACACCAGAAGGATCTGTAGTGTAGTGTGTAGGATGATTTACCTGATCAACAACGATATTAAATTTCTCTGTCATCGTCTTGACTTTCTTAGTCCAAACTTAGCAAGATATACATAAATGGTTTCCACACTTACCCCACATTCTTTAGCGATATCTTCTGGACTTTTCTTATCCACATGATATCTTTTCTTTAGCCATAGCTCGTTTGTATATAGTTTACCAGCCATAATTACCCCTTGTCAAATTTCACAGCCTTTTCCCAGTTATTGATAGCCCAATGACCTATACCAGCAGCGTCTGCAACATCATAATCATCTATCTGCTTATCATAGGCTACTTCTAAAAGCTTTATGGTTCTTTTCTTTCTAAAATCACGCTCATAGGATTTATACCAAGATAATGATTTACCAGGGTTTGCTGATCTTATCTGTAATTGTTCTTCCTTTGATAACTTTTTGTTACCTAAATAGTTCTGCCAAGTTATTGGAGATACCCTGCCTATTTCTTTTATACCAGCCAGACCAGCGCCACCCAGTATGCCTCCCTGAACAAGTGCTAGATCAGCTGCAGTTTTGGGGGAATTCATAAACACAGTATGCTCAATTACTATAGCATTAATAAGATTATATTGTCTAAACAAAGCCTTTGTTTTTGCAGTAGCATCCTGTACTTTTTCATATATATTGCTACCCTCAAAATTTATTTTTCCATAACCAGTTAATTTTTTGTGGGTATAAAATGCAAAAGCAAGACTATTAGTACTAGCATCAATAGCACATATATGGCTTGGTTGATTAGTCTTGTTCATAGTCAAAATATCCTTTTAAGTCTTTAATCATTCTGTCTACCCGCTTTTTATTTATATTACAGTTAGCACAAAATCCAGAATCATTGTATATGGAAAGCTCTTGCCCACACCCGCTTAGGCACATTCTTTTTTTGCCTTTGCGTTTTTGTCTTCTAGTTATCTTATAGCGCTCTGCTATTTTTTCTTTAGTCGCATCAGCCCTGCACTCTTCGCTGCAGTAAATCTGATAACTTACTTTTGGCTTGAACTTAGCGTCGCACCTACTACAAGACTTCACTCAATTCCTCCAGTGGCTCTATTTTAAGAGTTCCAGCTTCGGCTGCATAACAGTCTGTCTTTAAGGGACAGTGCTTACATACTTTTGAGTTTGATCTGTATGGCTTCATTGGAATATTCTTTTCTTGCCAAGCACCCTTTACAACTTCCATCCAGCTAAAGGTATTTGTTACCCACTCTATATATGTGTCATTTATATAAACAGGAAATGCCAATAGCTCATGTGTGTTCTTGTTTTCATAAAGGATTACTCCCTTAGTTCTTTTTAGTGCCTTCATATAAAGCAATAGCTGCTCTACGTGTCCAGTCTTAGGCTTGCCAACATTTCTTCTATATTCAAATGCTTCATTATTACTGGTCTTTAGCTCAAGCACATACTCTTCGCCTTTCCAGTTAACAAGACCATCACAGAATCCTCCCAAAAGAAGGGTTCCATCTTCACCGTTATAGGAAATCTCAAACTCTATATCAACTGCCATTCCAGAATTTTTTAGTGCGGTTCCTAAAATTCTCTCATGGCCATGAACACCGTTCTTCATATTTGCCATGCTAAATGGGGTAGTAAGATCTTCAAAGTTGGCACCACTAAAAGCAAGATACCAGTATCTTGGACACTTGCCTTCTCCGTATGCTATTTTTGAGGGTATGAATTTTTTCTTAACCTGAAATCTTGTTTCAAGGTTAGCAACATATCCCTTATTAATTGTATCCACAAATGAGCTAGCATCAAATAGATTATCTTCTTCAGACGGCTGTGACATCATTTGCTTTATTAAGTTCTTGGTCATTTTTATCCTTTTTATATATTATATCACTACCGCATTATGTACTTTAGAGCAGATACCATATCATTGATTGATTCAGCAGCGGTATAGTAGATATTTTTCTTACCCCTGTCGCTTTTGTCAACGTTTGTCATCCATGTAGCCCTAAAAGCCATCTTTGCTGCTATAGCTTGAAGCCTTACTATCTCTAGACTTGCCACCTGTGGCGGAATGTCTGGTTTTAATATTAACTTTGCAATTGTTGTTAGTGCGCTGGTCAGCTCTTCATCATTCATATAGTCTGCAATCTCAGACAAACCATTAATCATTTCAAGAGTAGTTGTATTATTTTGTTGAGCTTGTTCCATTTTCAGCCTCCCATGTTAACTGATCCAGTAAATCAAATTCTACGATAGCAAGTCTTATTTTTTTATTGCCTTCACCAAGAATAACAACAATAGCTGGAGATTTATCCTTGCCAGCTTTTATTGAATCTGTTACAGCCTTAGCCCAAACATCTTGGTTGATGGTAAAAGATTTTGAAGATTCCTTAAAATCTATAACAAAATCTCTCCAAGTAGCATCCCCTTTCTGAGTATTACGCCCAGAATTTTTATGCTGCTTAGCCCCGATCCTCTTGCTCTCTGTTCTTTCGCTCATAGTCCTTTTTCTTCATTTTTATTTGTGATCTAGATATATGTTTCTTACTACACATCCAGGTTAATTCTAGTTCTTCTTTCCATAGCCTTAAAGAAGTTACTTCTTCCTTGCATGTGTGGCATGGAAACTTTCCACGATAAATACTAAACTTTTGATCAGCCATTTGATAGCTTAGACCTTAATGAATCTTGCAAGTCCAAGTCCTCTCTTACCCGATTAATAAGTCCATCTCTACCCTGAACTTTTGTCCCATCATCTAACTGATACCAAGCACCAGTTCTGACTATATGCCCAGCCAATTCAGCGGTATCAACAAGATCGCCAATAGTATCGATGCCAAGATTATCACCTCTAAAATAGAAATCATACTCACCACTCTGGAAGGCAGGCGAAGTTTTAGAGAATTGTAATTCCCAACGAACTTTGCGACCAATCTTTTCTTCAATGATCTTATCCCCAACATGTATTTTCCCCTTTATTGCCTGATTGTCTGATTCTGAAGAGAACAGTTTTATAACTGTAGAAGAGTAAAACTTTGTAGCCTGACCGCCAGTAGGCTGCTGGCTAGTATACATTGCACTGATATTATTTCTTGATTGAGAAATAAGTACAAACAAAGTTGGCTTTACCTTATTATTTGCATAGTTAATCATCTTCCATGCATTGCTGAAATCACGAGACTCTGCACCGATTTGTTTGGTGTTTTCTAATTGCTTTAGTTCTTCAGAATCTTTTTCAAAGTATATGGCAGGAAGAAGAGAAGTAATTGAATCAACAACTATTAAATCTACCCCAGCCTCCATTAGCTGAACTCCAACATCAACCATTTCATTAATAGTTCTAGCCTGAGATACAATTAGTTTTGAAGTATCTACTCCAAGCTTTGCTGCCCAATCTTTATCATATGACATTTCTGCATCAATCCAGGCACAAACTTTTCCTTCTTTTTGTGCAATACCAATCATTTGTAAGCATAAAGATGATTTAGCACTTGACTTGCTACCCCAAATCAAAATCTGTCTACCATATGGCAGCCCACCATTTAGCGCTCTATTTAAGCCAAAGCTAGGCGTTGCTGCATATTCTGTTTTTGGAACAGCATCTCCTACTAATATATTTTTTCTTAGTTTAGGATTAAGCTGTGCCAATACATCTTCTACGCTTACTGTCATTAGAATCTTACTCCATGCTTCTTTGGTCTATGTGTATTTTTTTCCATCTTTTCTTTAATAGCATAGTCTAAAGATTTTTTTACATACCCTGCTTCTGCCATACCAGCATATAAATCAAGGGTACGAATAATAATATCTGCAAACTCGTCTGAAATTTGTTCTGGATCCATCTCTTTACGGACAGCCTCCATAGCTTCTGATACTTCAGAAACAATCATCATCATTTGCTTTGCCACAAATATAGGATCTACGGTTCTATCCCAAAATCCTTTTTCTACAGCATTTTTATGTATTTCTTCTGCTAAGTCATCAAACATTTGTTACATCCTCCATTATCACTGTTCCATCTTTTGTTTTACCAAACTTAAATTTATATACATTGCCAGCTTCTACACTCATATAGGCTTTAGGAAATGCAGTTGGAAATACTGTTACCGCATGTAATTCTCTACCCGCATCAGCTAATGTTAAAGATGCCATTTTCTTTCCAGCCTTTGTTATTCTTGGCTTGAATGAAACAACAAACATTTCATCATCTTTATATGGCAACATTTTATAGTTTAAGAATTTTACTAAAGCATCCTTGGACTCTTTTATCTGATCAACAGGAACTGCAGAGACAACCCTATTATCATTTGCAAGAATAATATAAGAATGACCAGCCTCAATACTGGTATTTTCTTCATCAAATATACCCACACTTCCAGTTTTATCTAACAACTCTACCCTTGACCATCCTTTTGACCTCTTAATTGATTTTACCATACCCATCAAAATGAAGGCGCCCTTTTCCTCATATTCTTCAATATCATTAATATATGCATAGTAATGTTGTGGAATTGGCATATTAAATTCAGGAAGGTTGAGGTACTCATACAAGTTCTCTTTTACCTTTTCTGGATTTGCTGGATTATCTTGGAAAGTTAAAGCGCCTACAGCATTCATAGCCTGAAGTGCACGACTATTTACACCATTTCCTTTAGTAAACGTGAACTCTTCAACTTCTGCAAAAGACTTAAAAGGTCGTGCCGATATATATCGTTCTGCAATCTTATCAGAGATAAATTTGATTGCCGAGAGTCCGAACCTAATACCCTTACCCTCAATTTTAAAATCAATATCCGAATCGTTAATATGAGGTAGCTTAATGCTAATGCCCATTCTTTTCGCTTCAATAAGATATTCAGTTCGTGCATCTTTATCCTTTTCGTTTTTTAATAACGCAAACATAAACTCTATTGGATAGTGGTACTTTAACCACGCCGTCCAATACGAGAGAGTAGAGTAAGCAACGGCATGCGACTTGTTGAATGAATACCCAGCATGCGCCTCAAAATCGTGCCAAAGATCAAGCGCATCATTAGGAGCAATATACTGAGAAGCACCCTTGATAAATTTATCTTTGAACTCATCAAATTCTTTCGCATCTTTTTTCTTTCCAATAATCTTGCGAACCTTGTCTGCCTCAGCCATGGTCATTCCACCTAGCTGAACACAAGCCTGCATGACCTGCTCCTGATATAGGATACACCCATATGTTTCTGCAGTAAACGGCTTTAGTATTTGATGCAAATAATTGATATTTTGTCTGCCATGCTTGCGAAGAATATAGTCTTTACCAATAGTGTTCATCGCTCCTGGACGAACCAGAGCATTTGAGGCAGCTAATTCGGATAGATTTTTTACACCCATCTTAACCAATAGGTTAGTGTATGGAGTAGCTTCACACTGGAAGACTCCTTTTGTATATCCATCTGATAACATCTGATAAACATTTTTATCATCCATGTCTATCTTTAATAAATCAATCTTCTTATCGTGTCTTTCTTCAATAATATCAAGAGTATCTTTAAGAACACTAAGAGTCTTTAGACCAAGAGCATCTATCTTAATTAGTCCAATTCTTTCGGCTTCTTCCATATCTACCGCCACAACTGGGATACGCTCATCTGCTCCAGTAACATTACGAGTTTCCATAGGAGCATACTTGAATATTGGCTCTTTGCTGGTTACAACTCCCGCAGCATGAATTCCAGTTCCACGAATACGGCCACGAAGCTGGTCACCATATGTTACAACTTCTGGATATTTTTCACGGAACCAAGCTGAATTCTTAGAAGTACAAAAGTCATCCCAAGTATCTACAGTTTTTAAAACCTTGTTAACATCTGGAAGCGGTATATTTAGAGCTCTTGCAACATCTCGCACAACCCCTTTATCTTTAAACTGTAAGAAGGTTGCAATAGAGGCAACATGGCGATATTGTCTAACAAGATAATCTTTTACTTCATCACGACGAGAGTCTTGAATATCTGAATCAATATCTGGAAAGTCATTACGCTCAGGATTAATAAATCTGAAGAACAGCAGTCCGTGCTTTATTGGATCAATATCTGTAATTCCAATAGCATAGCAAAGCAAAGATCCAGCAGATGATCCACGACCTGGACCAACCATAATACCTTCCTTCTTTGCCCAGTTAAGCATATTACGCACAACTAGAAAGTATGGTTCAAAATTCTTTTCCCCAATAATTCTTAACTCTTCATCAAGACGATCTAGATATTCTTGATTTGTATCTAGTCCACGCTCTGATAATCCTTCAAGAGCTAACTTTTTTAGTTCCTCTGCAGGCTTTCTATATTGGGCAGGTAGCAAATCAAGTCCATTATGAATCTCATAATCTTCTACCTTATTATAAATCTCTATAGTAGACTCAAACATTTCAGGATTATCTATACCCTGCTTTGCCATAGCCTCTTTCATTTCTTCATATGATAGAAGGTGAATATCAAAAGAACGGAAGGACATTTGGCGCTCTGCTCCGTAAAGATAGTCTAATCTTTCCAT